AGTTAGACTCAGCATTTAAACAGATTGCAAAACAAGTTGTAGCAGATCTTGGTAGTTCGCTTGATACTACAATCACTTACACAAGAAAAGCATCTGGAAGTTATAACACAAGTACTGGAGCATATACGACAAGCGATACTACGTTTGCTGATATAAAAGTCCCGATAGAATTTATTAAATCAACTGAGGATGATAATAGAGAAATAAGACAGGCAAAAATTTATATTACACCTGATTTAATAGGAGACAATCAACCTAGTTTTGATGATGAGATTACATTAAATTATGCTGGATCTGCAAGAGTTGCTCAGATTACTGATATAGATACAAAACAAGGTGGGCAGACTTATCTCTTTACATTATTTGTGAGGTTCTAATGCCAAGAGAACAAGAATTTAGTGCTGATAATGTGATGAACAATACGATGGCACAGTTAGATGCTGACTTTTCACAAACTATTAGAGATCTACATGATGGATTAAGTTCTTCTTCTGGTAGTCCTGTATGGACTGGTTTTTTAGCATCTAGCTGGAAAGTAAGAAGAACTCCAATAAATCAAATTGATCGTGTTGAAGATCACGAACCTTGGGCATCTATAAAAAGAGAAGCTTCTATAGAATTTTTTAAAACGGGAAAATCAACAAGACCTGATAATCCCGTAATTGACCCTCGTTTTCCTGTTGGTACAAGTTACAAATTTAGAAATGCCAATCTTTTTATAGGAAATACTGCTGAATACGCTGGTTATGCCTCTGAAAATCCTGTAATTTCTAATTTTGTACAGGGAGAAGCAGGTACAATCATCAAAGATAATATGAGAGAAAAAGGTAAGATATTTATAGGAGCTAAACCTTCTGGTGGTTTTGGTAAGTCTAAGCCTGGATCTGGTTTACGTTACATTGAACCTGATTAATTATGACTTTAGTTAATGCAAGAGCAGCTTTTGAAAAAGCAGTTACAGATGCAGTTGTAGCAGCAGATAACACTGTTTCTGTTATAAATGATAATGTTCCATTTACAACACCTGGTAAAAGTAAAAAATTTATTGTTATGACTTTAAATTTCAATCAGGCTACTGTGCAGAATCAGGGTGCTGCTTCTGATTATTACGCTGGTGTAATTCAATGTAATATTTATGTACCCAAAAACAAAGGAACTTCAGTTGTATCTGCTATAAGTGAATCTGTTATTGATGGTTTAACTTCTGTTAACGCAAGTAACTATACTGATACGTTTAGTTGTACTCCAAGAGTTGCAGATATTAACGGTCCAAATATATTACAAATAGAAGACAGAAGTCATTTTATAGGAATTATTTCTTGCCAGTTTACAGCAAATGCTTAATATAAGTATAATATAAATATTATATAACAATCACATGGAAGCGATTGAACTTTTAAGAAACAAATTTGGTGTTAGCCAAAAATATAAATATGAAGTGAAAGATGGAGAAGATACATTACTTGAAATTTATTGGAATCCATTAACGATTGCTGAAAGAGAATCAATCATGGCAAAGTCTAAAGGTGATGATGGAAATGAATTTGCTTTGAACCTAATGATTGAAAAAGCTTTAGATAAAGACGGTAAAAGACTATTTCAAGATGGACATAAAGCTTCTTTGAGGAGAGAAGTTAATGCAGGGATTTTACAGGACATTCAGATGGCGATGATGACATCAGGAGATGAATTAAAAGTGGAGGAAGCGAAAGCAGAATTAAAAAGCTAATCGTGATTGGTACTT